CAGAACGTTACTCACTGGTTAGCGGCCCAATTCCCCGAAGACAACAGCATCAACGGGCGTAAATACTACGCGGTGAGCCTCTACGATAACGCGCACCATCTCCCGCCGGATTTCATCGAGACCCAGGAGCGCACGTATCCGCCGGAACATGCCAAATACCGCAGCGTGGTGCTCGGCAAGCGCGGGGTCAACGTCACAGGCGATCCGGTCTACAAGGGCGCGTTTGTCCGCAGACTCCATACCGCCCCGAACCTCTACAACCCGGCTCAGGTGCTGCTCGAGTCCATCGACTTCGGCAAGAAGCACCCCTGTATTGTCTGGGCGCAAGAGACCTACACCGGCGGGATACGGGTGCTCGGTGGCCTGTTAGGGCAGAACCTGTTTCTCGATGACTTCCTCCAGACCGCCATCCAGACGCGTCAGGAGTGGTTCCCTGATGAGATTGGGCGGCAGACGTGCTGTGACCCTGCCGGGAGCCATCAGAACAGCCAGGGGACACGGTTCAATGGCGTGGACCTGCTCCGTAAAGCAGGCTTTGCCCCGGTCTGGAAGGACAACAGCAACGCGCCAGATGTGCGGTTGGCCTGCATTGAGAGCTTGTCTGCTCACATGCGGCGCCGAGAGCCGTCTGGGTTGGAAGCCTTTCTGGTGGAGTCTGACCCGCTGAAGTGGCAGCGCGTGAGCGTGGAGGGGATGACGGCGGATGGCTTCCTCACGGATGCGCTCGAGGCGGGCTACGTCTGGGATGTCCATGACGTCAGCGTGGGCAACAAGCAAGTGCGGAAGGCGAAGAAGGACGGCTGGTTTGAGCACGGCATGAATGCCTTAGAGTATGTCGAGTTAAACTTCGGGGCACTGCGGGCCACGCAAGCGGAGCAGGCGAAGAGTCTGGCGCGGAGACGCATCAATCAGGCGCGGATGCCGAGAATCATGCCTGGAGAGTTGTGGGGTTAGGTGTATACTCTCGGCGTTCCCGATGATGCTCAGTCCTGACGAACGCGCTCGCGTGGAGCAGAAAGCGCAGCAGCAGGCATTTCAGGCCGCGCAGTTTCGCCAGCAGGTCGATCCTCTCGGTGACGCGCTGATGTATGCGGTCCCTGTCTGGTCCCGTGATGACAAGGCGTTCCTGCGGTCGATTCACATCCGGCCGGAATGACTGACGCTGAACTGCTGGTGCTCCGTGTCAATGCGATGGCGGGCCAAGTCCAGCGCGATGCGGCGCGGGTGTTCCTGACGAGGTGGGCCGATCCCATTCCACGCTGGCGCAGTCTGATCATCCTTGGCAGCTTGGGCCGCTGGTCCGTGATGAGGCGCTGGTAATGCCGGAACAGCCGACCGATCGAAGCCAGTGGAACCTGCGGGCTGATGGCACCGTGAAGGGGAATGGCTTTCTTGGGATTCTTCCGAGACCGGACGGCTTAGTGTCCAGTGAGTTGAGCGTGGGCACGACGGATTTAACCGGCAAAGAGATGGATATTCCCACGCTGGTGCCGACACTCACCAGGGATGAGGTTCAATACCTGCTGAATACGCCGCCTGCGACCCGACTTCCTGCGAGTATTTTCCGTAAGGCGATTGATTTTGCCCGGCAACGGATGAAAGCTGGGCTGCCGGTCTTTGCTCAAGACGGCGAGCAGCAATTTCATGTTTATCCAGATATTCCACGCGTGGATGTGCCGACCTCAGGCTTCACTGACGCGACCATCAAGCCTATGGCGAGTCACTGATGGCGAAGCGCCGTCCTCCCAAGGGCAACAAATACAGCGAACGCGTCACCAACGCGGATGACAAAGACTTCATTGAACTGGCCCGGAAGCGGTTTCAACAGGCCGAAGAGGCGGATGAACAGCAACGGGAGCGGGAGTTAGCGGACCTCCAGTTCTATGCCGGCGAGCAGTGGGATCCCAACGTCCGGTCAGCCCGCGAAGGTCAATCCAGCAACCAGAACAGCAACAACAGCGGCACCGGCTCTGCGCCGGCCGTCCCGCCCCGCCCCACCTACACCATCAATAAGGTGCGGGAGCCGGTGCGTCAGGTGCTCAATCAGGAGCGGCAGGCCGACCTTGGGGTGGAGATTGCGGCGGCGGATGACTTCGGTTCAGGGTCTCCTGGGATCAGTCCCGAAGAGATTGAGCTGCGCGAAGGCTTGGTGAGACGTATCCAGCGGGAGTCTCAGGCGGCCGATGCGCGGTCCTGGGCCTTTCAGCGGGCGGTCATTGCGGGGCGGGGCTTCTATCGGGTGATGACGCGCTACATTCCCGGCCGGTCAAATGACCAGGAACTGTATGTCGATCGCATCTTCAATCAGGCCAGTGTCAGCATGGACCCGGCCCATGAGCAACCCGATGGCTCTGATGCGGAGTGGGGCTTTATCGGCACGGATCTGCCGTGGGACCGCTATCAGGCGGAATATGGGCAAGTCGGGGATAAGCCGAATCCCCTGCGAGCCGCCAGTGAGTCCGAATGGCGGGCCTTGGGCGATGAACTGCCCGGCTGGTTCACGTCTGATGGTGATACGCGCTCCGTGCGCATCGTGGAGTATTGGTATACCGAACGGGTGCCGCGGACACTGGTCACGCTCGAGGATGGGCGCGTCTTCTACGAGGACGATGCCGAGTATGCCGAAGGCGGGGCGCCGTTAGGCGTCGATGACAACGGCGATGACCTGAAGCGGCAGGTGATCGAGAAGCGCATCAAGTGGGCGAAGCTGGACGGCGTGCAAGTGCTTGAGGAGACCGACTGGCCCGGCAAATACATTCCCATCATCAAGGTGCTGGGCGAAGAGTTACAGCCCTTCGATAGCGAGCGGCGGTCTGAAGGCATGGTGCGGCCGGCCCGGGATGCCCAAAAGGGCTTCAACGTGATGGTCAGCAAGTGGGTGGAGCAGATTGGCCTCGCCCCGATTCCGCCGTGGATGGGACCGGCCGGGTTTGACGAAGGCTTTGAGAACGAGTATCTGCTGTCGGCCACGCGGACCATTCCCGCCTTGCACTTCAACCCGTATGATGTGAACGGCAACCCGATTGCCCCGCCGCAGCGGACAAGCATCACGACGGAGATTCAGGCCATTGCCGGCTCGGTGCAACTCTTTGACCAAGCCATCAAAAGCACGACGGCGATCCCCGATCCGACATTGGGGAACATCGACCCCAGCCTCAAAAGCGGGAAGGCGATCCGCCAAGTGCTGGACCAAGCAACCCGTGGCACCTCCCACTACCTGGACAATCTGTCGCGGTCGATTCGTTACGAGGGATTGATTCTCAACGACTTGCTCTATCCCATCTACAACCGCAAGGGCCGGACGGTGCGGACGATGAATCCGCGAGGGGAGACGCAAGCGAGCATCCTGCACAGCCCGTTCGTGAGGCACCCGGAGAGTCAGCAGCCGATGCCGATGCCGCAGGGTATGCCAGGGCAGCCGCCGATGATGCCGCCGGGCGTGCCGCCGGATGCGAAGCCTGAGATGGTGACGCTGACGCCTGATGCCACGTTCAACGTGACGGTGAAGGTCACGAAGTCCTACGATACGCGCCGGGAAGAGCAGGAAACCACGCTGTCTACCCTCATCAATGCCGAACCGCAACTGATGGGGGTGTTTGGGGACTTGCTGTTCAAATACAACGATGGGCCGGGGCATGATGAACTCGAGGAACGCGCCAAGGCGATGCTGGCGCCGCCGGTGCAGGCCATCCTCAAGGGTGGGTCTGCGACCGATCCGCAACTCCAACAGGCGCAGCAACAGATCCAGCAATTGACGCAGATGATTCAGGGCAAGGTGGCAGAGAAGCAGGCCGAAGCCCAAGCGCAAGGCCAGATTGACCTCCAGAAGCAGCAACTGAAGGGTCAGCAGGAGAAGGAACTGGCGCAGCTCGAGCAGCAGGGCAAGGAGCGGCTGGCGTGGATCAATCAGGTGGCGCAGATTGCGATTGCCGGCGCCAAGATTGATGCGGAGCAGGCGCGGACGTTTGTGGATGCGGCGGAGAAGGGGTCTGCGAAGGCGCTCGACCTCCACATGCAGCATCTGGCGCACGTCCAAGATACGCAGCAGAGCACGCAGGACCATCTGGAAGCCTTGCAGCAGGCGGCGCTGGAGCATAGTCAGGCACTGGAACAAGGGCAGCAAGGCCATCAGCAGGCGCTGGAGCAGGGCGCCGTAGGGCATCAGCAAGGGCTAGAGGCGAACGCGCAGCAAGCGGCGTTACAGCCGGCGCCGGCTGAAGGGGTGCAATGACGAAGCAGTTTTGTGACCACTGCGGCGCAGAGGGTGAAATTGTGCGTATCGAGTTGACCCTCATTTATCCGTCGCCTTATGCTCCGGCTACAACACAGCGTGAGTGGTGTAATGAATGCACGGGCCTGTTAAAAGCCCTTGTGCTGGCCGCTCCTGCTCCTGATGCGATGCGGCATGTGAGCGTGAAGGATTGAGCCTGCTTATGCCAGAGACCGACCAGATCGAAGACTCCGGCTCCCTCGCGGACCACGAAGCCCAATTCCAGCCGAAGCCGGGCCAGGAACGCGTCTCACTGCCAGCTGTCAGCGAACCAGAGGCGAAGCCACAGCCGGCTGTGAGTGACCACTCTGAAGAGGCTGATGAGGCATTAGCGGCGACGATTGACCCGTCGCTGTCCCTCCCGAAGCCCAAAGAGAAGCATCGCGCCGAGAAGGATAAGGCCCGGCCGCAGGATGTGCCACGGATCAAGGAACTGACGCGCCAACTGAAAGAGGCGCAGGAGAAGCTGGCTGCAGCCACAAAGGCGCCTGCTGCCCAGCCGGACGCCATGCCGGTCGTGGCACCCCCCGCGCCGGTGCGGGCTGCGGCCAGCCCTGTTGGGGAGAAGTTTACGTATCCGACGTATGACCAAGCCGTCGCGCAGAATCCGAATCTGACCTGGGATGACTGGAGCGATGCGAAGAGCGAGGCCCGGATTGATTGGCGGGAAGCGCGGGCGCGACAGACCTATGAACAGACCGCTCGGGAGCAGCAGGAAACGCAGACCCGTCAAGGCCAGTTGCAGCAGTTCTGGCAGCGTCGGGACGCGTATCTCCAGCAGTATCCTGACCGGGCTCCAGCGCTTCAGGCGGCGTTTGCGAACATGCCGGCGACACCGATCATGGAGCACTTGCTAAAAACTTCTGAGAACGGCCCCGATATTCTGTATACTCTGCAGCAACGTCCAGACCTGGTTGCGGGTTTGGTGCTCGTCACTGACGGGAAGCCTGTCACTGACGGTTACGTGGGACTCGCCACGCAATGGCTTCAAGCACAGCTCGTGACCGGGAATACCGCAGCGGTCCCTGCTGAAAAGACCCGACAGCCTCCTAGGCCGCCCACTGCGGTGCGGACGGGGCCACTGAAGACCGGACAAGAACCACCGGGCGATGGGGCTTCTCTCGCCGATCACGAAGCCTTCTATAACGCGCGGCGGCGCTAGACGGTCTTCCCCCTGAAGGGGGTTGGCCTTGAATACGTTTATCAGTCCGACATGGGTCACGAAAGATGTGGCCGTCAACTTCAAGAACTCGCTGAAGTTCCTCGCGCAGTTTGATCGCACGTGGGACTCGAGCTGGGAGAACAAGCCGCAGGGCGCCCAGATCGGCTACACGACACAGGTCCGCATCCAGCAACGCTGGCAGGTCTCGGAAGGTCAGGCGCTCGTGCAACAGCCGATCTTCAACCAGACCGTGCCGCTGACCATCAACCACCAGTTCCAGATCGGCATGGGTTGGTCGTCGGCGGATGATGCCCTCTTGGTCGAAGAGGTGCAGACCCGCTACACCAAGCCCGCGGGACGCGCCCAAGCCTCCAACTGGGATGCGGTTGCCGGACG